GACGATCCCTGTCTGATACCATAACCTGCTTGCAAATAGTGGGGACGCTTCTCTTGGTGCCAGATGTCGTAGATAGTTCTACGGCTCTAGCGTTTGTCCCAGTTGACTTATCCCAATAGAACAAGCCAGAATCTCGTGGATTTATAATAAGATCTTCTCCAAAATTATCGTGTGACCACAATCTTATTTGAGTCGTTGTTGTCAGTCCGCCAGAAGCTGCAACGCCCCATCCGAAGAAATCATCAGCCGCATCAGCGTTGCCTTTGGCTAAGATAACCAAACTACCGTCAGTGTGTGTGGCTGCTGTGGTGCCAGAGTGACCTCTTGTACAACCAGTTAAATCATTGCCTGAGATGCCACCAACAAGTATTAACTCGTTATCAATCATAACAATGTCAGTAGCCACAATGCCCGTAGTGCTGGTTACAGTAATTGTGGTGTCACTTGCCGAAAGGGTGCCGCCTTCGTTTAACAGAGTTTGCAGAGGCCCTGAAGTTCTACCTCCAAACAAACCTGCGCCCCATCCTGTGCCACCAACTGTAGAGTTTAGACCTGTGTTAACTTGATAATTTCCTACTGTATTGCTGCCACCATTACCTGTGTCAGAACCATTGGATGTCACCGTAGCTCCAAGAAGATCTTTAGCTGTAATCTCATAGGAACTCGCACTTAGCACCTGATTAATGCTGTATTCTTGATTTAAAACATTGGCGTTCATGTTGCCGCCAAGGCTGGCTACACTAGAAAAAGTAACAAAGTCCCCAGATACCGCACCGTGGTTGGTGTGTGTTACGGTGATTGTACTAGAGAATGGCGCTGAAGTTGTCGCGGCAAAAGTGATAACACCTGCGCTGGTAGGGGAGCCAGTGCGGATAGGGGTTATGTCATTGTATGTGCCACCTTCTTCAACATAATATTTTAAGTTTGTCCCTAAACCCAAATAATTAGAACCGTCCAAAGCAATCCAGTTATGTAAAGCGCGACAAGAGCCTAAGAAAGTTGAACTGGTATACTTAGCCCACCCTCCTATTTTTTCAGGGTAGCCCAAACGAAAGCGCACCTTATCACCATCACGCCAGCCACCTTCGTTGGAATAAGATGTAAGATCCTGAACAATACCGGGTCTAAATTGTAATTTTGTTAGCGGCATTATGTTTTTCTCCCGCCATAAAAATCAGATATATCTAAAGCACCAGATGTAGGAATGCCTGAGTTAACGGCTGTAGTAACGGAAGAGTTGCTGTACGAACTTCCACCAACATAAAGATAAATACAAGCCCAGCCAGAAGACGGGGCGCTTCCAGTAAACCGTATGACCTGCCCAGCACTCAGAGAAAGTGTGTTAACGGCTGAAGTGGTGGTGTTATACCCCACAGCTAGGCTGTGTGATCGAACCGAGCTACCGTTTGCGTACATAGTAATATTGGCTGTTCCGCTACCTTGTATGTAATAACCAACGTAATACTGATAAGATCCGGTTCTACTGACAGTAAAATTCCTGTCCATAGTAATTGTACTGCCATTGTCACCCCAAAGGGCTTGTGTATACAAACGACTTTGAGTGTTTATCTGCGGGTCGTAACCACCAATCGCGGGGTATCTGTAGTTTGTTGAGTTACTGCCGCCAAGACTTGATGCAGTTACTGCTTCTGCTACAGTGGACGGAACGTACCCGTTACCGCCACTTTTGTAATACTCGCTCATAGAAATAGGGTTTGAGCCAGTAAACTCTGTCTGAAGATCAGAAAGTGACAGGGTTCCAGAAGATGGCAGCGTCATTAGATAGATCCATATGCGGTTACATCGTTTACAGAAGTTATCGCTCCGGTAGTAGCTACTTTAGCTACCGCAGAACCACCGTAAGAAAAAACTAAGTTGTTACTGCCATCAACAGAAATTGTCCAGCCACTGCCGCCTGTAAGGCTTAATGTATTTCCAAAGCTAGAGCCTGCGCTTACAAACGCAAGCTGCCCAGAGCCGTCTGTCTTTAATAGTTGACCTGCGGTTCCATCTGCTTGCGGGTAGGACAATCCGTCAAGTATGACAGAACCTGTGCCATGCGGGGTAATTGCAATATCCCTATTGCTTGCTGTGGTTACAATGCTGTGCGTTACAACATCAAGGTTGCCCCCAAGTTCAGGACTTGTGTCGTTAACCAGATCGGTAGTTGGTGTCAGGCTTTTGAAAACGCCAGAACCGCCACCACCATCACCTGTCACAGCGGCTGATGCACCTGATGCTATTTCTACGCCGTTAGATGTAGAGTACGTTACACCCTTGTATATGACGCGACATGCAGCGTTTGTTTCATTCTTGATAGTATAGAATTTTTCTTGATCTGTTGGGGTGACTCTTAGCTCAAAAGTAGAACCCGGAGATCCGGTAAGAACAAGAACGGTGTTCGCGCCATCGCTAGTAGATCCATCGTTGGTAGTCAGATCCTGACTACCTGAAATAGTTATCTGCGCCTGACCGTGAAGCGCCTGATCAATTATGTCAAAGTTGGTATTAGTTGTTGTACCCCAAGTTCCTGCCTGTTCGCCGGAGCCGGGTTTTTCAATTCCAACATTTGAAGTATATGTACTTGCCATTTATACCACCTTATTTGTCCACGTTGCTATTGTAGCACCCGCATTGATTTCTGTCCATGTTCCACCACTTGGGACAACTTGCACCCAGTTTTCGGATGGGGTGTCTGCATCTATACGCTCCCAATAGAACCTACCTTCGGCTGACACAATGAACACTGCATTAATTTGCAGTTCATCCATAAGGATAACTTTGGTTCCTAGAGAAGTCTGTATAAAGACAGACTCAATACTCAACGGAGAGTTTGTTATAAATGTAGGCGCGACCGACTGGATAAACTCCGCCGTCATTTCTTGCGAGGCAGAGTATAACAGATTTGCCGCAGATGTCTGTGTGAAGTTAGCACTCTGCTCAGAGACTCCACTTAAAGTCATAACCGAGTTTGTGCTTTGTATAAAGGCAGCGTCTTGATCGGAGATAGCTGAAGCCACAAACGTACCGTTTGCAGTTTGCACAGTGCTAAAATCCATCTCCGCAATGACTGTTCCAAAGCGGGTAAGCTCTGTGCTTTGTAAGAACTGAGCAGAAGCCTCGAAGATACCTGCAAGCACACCAACGCCAATTGAAACTTTAACACCAATTGCGGACATCTCTTCGGAGGCGCTTGCTATAAACATAGGTGCGCCGTCTACGGTGAAGTTGGCATCAGCAGTTGCAGAACCAAAGGCTAGAATACCTTGATCCGCTATAGCCCTTTCGGATAATGCCAACTCACCAAACATCAGTCAGCATCTGCTATAGTTAGTTCGCCAGCCGCTACTTGGCGCAGGATTTCTGCGTAGTGGCGATTATCCTCAACCATTGGGACTTGGTGAACAATGTCATCGATGATGCATCTTACGTTGCAGATACTACCCTCTCTGCCCTTTGTATATTTTGCGCTAGTAATATTCATTTATAACTCCGCATCTGCTGTTGCTGTTGCTGCATATTGGGCGTAGCTGCTAGGAGATGGATTATATACTTGATGCACTCTTCTATAATTGCCATGGCTTGAGGTGTTTACATCCACAGTTCCTGTCGTGCCTGTAACGGTTGGAGCCGTTCTCATTTCACCATCAAACCACCACTGTAGATAATCGGCTCCTGCACCATAACCGCCCCAGAGTCTACCAGACACGGTTTGGAAATACCTATTACACTTGCGTAGCGTGGTTGAGTATTCTTCATACGCGAACGGCGTGGCTACATCGCCCTCTTCCCACTGTATGCCCGTGATGTACCATTCATTGTCTGTGCTATCTGCTAGGTTAACATTTAAGCCAGCAGCAAAATCAGCACTAACATTGTTTGTCCAAGTAGTTCTAAGCGTTCCTGTGTTATAATTTGAGCCAACAGCTAACCACCAATAAATATAAACTGTTGCATTTGCATCATTGTCAAATGCTGCTGCTGTATCTCCGGGAACAGAGAATTTAATTTTTTGCCATGTATTTGCTGATGATACTGTGTAAAGGAAAGAACAATTTTTAGCCGTACTGCCAGTAATAGCATTTTGAATACCAACAACGTAATTACCAACTTTGTTTGTTTTTACCCAAAATGAAAGAACTGAATTTTTTGCTCCTGATGTTCCATAGTTCAAACGCTGTAAATCTAGACCCTCTATTCTATGACCAAAAGCAACGTAATCATTTGCAGCTAAAGACGCATCTGCTGTCGTGCAGTCTAACTTGAATGAATTTACAAACCCTTGACCGCTTGGCACATCCGTTGATTGGCTCTGTGTCCAAGTTCCAGCCGCATTCATTTCTGGGTTCATTCTATCAACAGTTTTAACGCTTCCACCAGCCGTGTCACCTGTGACTGAGGTCGCTCTTTGTGCAACAACCATCGCCCCGTTTTTTATAATATTCTTGTTCGCTCGAAACACCTCATCAGCAATATAGGCAGTAGTTATCTGCGTTCCAGTACCAAGTAGGTTTGCTAAATTACGGGCGTTGCTCATATCTTACTCCGGCTTAGTAGGCCAAGTTACATCGTCAAGGCTTGTGGCGCTCTTGGTAATGTCACGCAGTGCCTGACGGTATGCTGTACGAGCGCCGCTCATTGAAGCAGCTAAGTCACTAGATGCCCACCAGTCTGTCTCTGCAATTAAACGGTCACGCTCTTCGCGTAGCAGCTTCATAGGCTCTGCCGCCTTTAGCTCATCAGACTTTGCTTTGACCGCTGACCAAGTTGTACCCCAGTCATCAGGACTGCTGCTTTCGATAGCCGAACCATTGGAATCAGCGCCCGTAACTTTACGGAACATCTCGTTGAACTCGTCTTCTGTTGTTGGCTCACCACGCAACACCCATTCGGTGATGCCTAGTTCGGTTA